GCCGTCCACCTGGGCCGGCATTTCGGCTCTGGGCGCACTGTTTGGCGTGCCCACCAACACCATCAGTCTGGTTGGCCAGGTCGTGATCGCGGCCGGCGCGCTGGCGGCAGTGGCGCTGCCTGAATCGAAGCCGGCGGCCACGCCACCCGCTCCCTGAGATGGTGTCGCCGGACCTCCTGATCGTGGGCGCGTGCTGCATCGTGGGCAATGCGCTCGCGGTGTGGGGCGTGGTGCGCCATGAGCTGCGCGCGATGCGCTCGGAAATCCGGCGCGCTCACTCTCGCATCGATACCCTGCGGGTGATCGCATGAAGGGCGTGATTCCGACCGTGCCCGAAGTGCTGCGCGAGGCAATCATCGTCATGGCGGGCGCTTTGCTCGCGGCGCTGATCCTGTCGCGTCTGCCGACCGTGCGCGACTACATCAAGGCCAATACCGCGCTCGGCGGTGCCGGCTGCAACTGTGACGGCGCGCAAGCGCGGACGGCGCCATAATCGGCGCCCATGAAATCATTCGTCACACTTCTGGCGGCTGCTGCTCTGCTCGGCGGCTGCGCGACATCGCGAACCATCGTGGGCCAGGACGGCAAGCCATTGCACAAAATCTCGTGCGATGGCTCGGCGCTGAGCATTGATGCGTGTTACGAGAAAGCCGGCGAGCTATGTGGCAGCGCGGGCTATGACATCGTCAATCAGAACGGAACGGCCACGCCGTTCTTTATCGCTGGCGGGGGGTCGTTCAACGCGGGGACTATGGTCACGCGGACGGTGCTGGCGCGATGCCGGGCGCCGGCCTAGACGGTTCGATAGATAGGCGCGTTCGCGCTGCCCCAGTCGTGATCGCGCTCCAGCCGGGCGACGACACCCGATAGGCGCTCAATCTCGCGGCGCAGGCTGGCGGCCTCGGCCGCGGCCTGCGTTGCGGCGTTGTGGGCGTCGGCGTGCAGGTGTGCCCACCCATAGTGACTCTCCCAGTACAACGCCAGTTGGTACGGGCGCGGCGCCATGTCGCGCGCGCGCCAGCGCGCGAACGTGCGTGGGGAAACGTCGAGGAATTTCGCCCAGGTCTCGGGCTTGCCGGGCAGTGCGTCGAGGAGGGCCGACAGCGCGGGCAGGGATCGGGGAGCGCGGGAATACATGGCTCGGTCTCAATCGGGAAATTGGACCGATGGGGCCATGGTGGTGGCCTGTTGCCTAAGCCTTTGGTCTGCTTTTTCGGCAGAAAAGCGACAGTCAAGAATTATTTTTTTACGTAAGTGCGCGCGGCGTGACAAATCGCACACTTTTTGAGCATTACGTGAGTTGACATAATGCAAATTGTATTGACTGTCGTCAAAATCCACGCCAGTCCACTATGTGTTGTGGGGATCGTGGAATAGATCGCTGCTGCGGTTGCTCCAGCGGAACCGATGGCCGCGCCAGTCACTAGCAAAGCTTTTCCCAGCGCTTTCATCAGCCGGTCACCCTTCGGCTTTCCCTCGAACTTTTCCACCATTGCGCGTGCGAGTGTTGCGACGGGATCGAGTCCGGCGACGTGCGCCATAAGCGCTTGGTTCTCTGGTGGACATGCTGTGCCGTGTCGCCAGTTGCTGATTGCTTGACGGTCTACGCCGATTAGCTGCGCTAGCTTGTAGTCGCTCCCGGCTATGGCGCTCGCTTTGTCGATTAGTAAATTCAATTCTGCGGAGTGGTCCATAGTAAATTTCTCCTTTACTATCCGTTACTCGTAAATGGTTTATTTACGTACACCGGACTTGGACATTATGCGCGACACCTCGGATAGCGGCACTCTCGTTGTGTGCTTCGTGTTTGGTTGACTGACTCGTCAGCGTGTAGCCCTTCGCAGAGGGTTTCTCGCTGACACGTTCGTCAGTGCTTCACGAAAGCGAACTTCCATGCAAGGCATTCTTCAGATTTTCAAGATCGACGAGCCGAAAAAGGGCACTTCGAGCAAGACCGGCAAGCCCTACGAAATTCACACGGCGCAATGCGCGTTGATCGCGGAGACGGGTGAACTGGATCAGGTTGGGGTCTTGGACATCCCGCCCGCGCTCCGGGGCAAGGTCGGTCCTGGTCTCTACCGTGGTACGTACGCTATGGGCGTCAATTTTCAGAACGGCAAGATTGGTCCGATCCTCACAGAGTTGGTGCCGCATCAGGTGAAAGACCCGGCGCAACGTGCGGGGGCGTTGGCGAACAAGGGCCCATGATGGGCGCCCTCACCTTCTGGCTCGGTGTGCTGTTCTGCGGCCTCGTCGTGTTCGGCGGTGAGTTGCTGAACCAACGCATTGAAGCTCGGCTGCATGCGCGTGCGGCGCGGCGTCGTGTGTCGAGGCTGGCATGAGCGGCTATGTCGCTCGTCGCGTTGTTGCTGCTGTCGCTGTGGCTTGCGCGCTCGCGCTTCTGAGGCACTTTCTCCATGGCTGATCCTGTCGTCATCGATTGCTCGTCGGCGTGCTCGGTCACGCTGCAGATCTCCAACCCCTTGCTCGATCTGACCACCGATGACGGTGGACAGATCGCGCTCGCGGTCATGGCGGTGTGGATTGTCGGCTGGGCGTTTCGCATGGTCATTCGGGCGATGCGTGAGGCGTCGGGCGGGGCGTCGGATGAGTGAGAGGTCTTGCAACTGTGAGGGTGCCAACGCAGCGATGTGCCGTGCCTTCACGGGTGCAACTTCGCACCGGTCTCTTTATGGAGTTTTCGATGAGCAAAAACATTCAACGCGGCCTCGTGGCCGTTGGCGTCCTGGCGGTTTCGGCTGCTTCGCAAGCGGCTGCGATCGACGTGTCGGGCGCGGTGACGGATATCGGCGCGCAAGCTGCTCCGGTCGGTCTGGTGGGCGTTGCTTGCCTGCTGGTCTATGGCGCTGTCAAGGCGTTCAACTGGGTGCGCGGCGCGCTCAAGTAAGCGCGGGTGTGAGGCATCGGGGTGCGCTCCGGTGCTCTCTTCAAAGCGTCAGCGTTTGGCGCTTCGCAGAGGGGTTGTCATGGGTCTGATTGCGATGTTGGCGATTCTGGGGGCGGTGTGGCTCATCTTGTCCGCCTGATCGCGGCGCTGCTGTTGTTGGTGTTTGCGGTGCCGTCTTGGGCGTCGTTCGCTGCGCCCACGTATCAGTATCAGGCGTCGAGCGCTGGCGCTCAGGGTGGCCTCGGTGTTTTTACTACTGGCTGGGTTAGTGCTCAGCAGGATGCGGCGGTTGCGTGGCAGGCGCTCTATAACGCTGCTGGTCCGACCGCAGCGAACACAGCGCATGACTGCTATTACAACGGCAATGCGACGGTGTTGGTGTGCTACTACGGGTCGGGCACAAGCAACTATGGGTACATCAGCTATGCGACGAGGACGGGTCAGTGTCCTGCGAACAGCACGGGGACAACGTCATGTATGTGCAACACCGGTTATGTGCAGGGCGCTGGCGCGCAGGCGGGTACCTGTGTGGCGCCTCCTGCGAGTTGCAATGCCGGTGCGGTGTATTCGCCGCAGACATCGCAGGTCGTGGGCACGGGTGGGGCGAACAACAGGCCGTCGAGTTTGAGTCAGTCGCTGTTTCAGACGCTGCCGAGCTGCGATCTGAACGGCTGTGCGTTGACGTCGGGTGGTCAGTCGGCGCGTGGTGAGTTGCAGGGCAATACGTGGTCGCTGATCCTGCCTCAGATCACGTACAGCGGCGCGAACTGCTCGCCTTCGAGTACGGATTCGTCGCTCAATTCAGCGTGGCAGTTGAACGTCGGTACGGCGAATGCTGCGCCTGCGCCGTGTCCTGCTGGCACGCAAAGCGGGACGTTCAACGGTGGTGCTTTGTGCGTGCCCAGTCAGGCGACGACGACGGGGCAGTCTTCCTCTAGTAGCGGGACGACGGTGACCACGCCGGCGGCTGGCAGTGGTACCGGAAGCGATACGGCTCCTCCTTCTCCTGGTTGTATCGGAAGCACAAAGGAGTGTGGTACTGGTAGCGGCTCGTCGACGGCGGCGGGCGGTGGTACGGCGACTGGGACGGGTGGCGGTGGGGGTGGCGGTGGTGGGGGTGCGGGTGGTCAGGGTAACGGTTGTACGGGCGTGAAGTGCTCGAACAATTCGGTGACGACTTGCACGAATGGGACTTGCACTACGCAGTCCACAGGGACGGTCACGAACACCGATGGCTCGACGACGCAGACGAACACTAGCTCGACGCAATCGCTCTCGTCGTACTGCTCGAGTTCGGGTCAAACCGATCCGCAGTGTGCAGGGAGCCAGGGCGGTTTTTCGGGCAATTGCGCGTCGGGTTTCGTGGCGACTGGTAAGGATGCTGTTCTCGATGCGATGGCGAAGGAACAGTACACGCGCAATTGCCAGATGTTCGATACGACGGGGGTGGCTACGGCTGCGATCGCAACGGAGTCGGCGTTGCCGATCAATCAGGGTGGGTCGACGATGGCGAGTAGCACTGTGAATCTGTCCGGGAGCATTGACGAGTCGGACGCGCTGGGCGGTGGTGGGTGTTCGCTGGACAAGACGATCACGGTGGCGCGCATGACGGTGACGCTGCCGTTCAGCAACGCGCTCTGTACGCCTCTCGCGGCTCTCGGTTCGCTGCTGGTCGCTGTTTCGCTGCTCGCTGCGGCGGTCATCATCGGTAAGGGGTAGCCATGCCTTGGATCATTGCGGTTGTGTTGCAGGGGCTGCTCGCCCTGGTGGGTTCGTTCGCGGGCCGTGCGCTCGTGGCGCTCGGTATCAGCGTCGTGAGCTACACCGGTTTTAGTGCCACGTTCGGGTGGCTCAAGAGCGGGGCGCTGTCGGCGCTGAATGGGATGGGTGCCGACTATGTGAACTTGCTCGCGTACATGAAAGTTGGTGTGGCGATCAACATCATCTTTTCCGCGTTGCTGGCTCGGATGGTGCTCAAGGGCCTGTCTTCTGACACGCTCAAGTCGTGGGTGCACAGGTGAAGGCGCGTAGGTACCAGCGGGGGATGATCTACCTCTACACCGGGGCGAATGGCTCGTGTAAAACGTTGTTCACGCTGAAGGATGTTCGCGATTTGCAGGTGAAGGATCTGCGTCCCGTGTATTACGTTGAGGGGCGCTTCAAGCCGCTTGCACCGATCACGGAGGAGTTCGGTTGGAAGCCGTTCAGGTTTGAGGAGTGGCAGAGTCTTCCTAACGGTTCGATCCTTCTGTGCGATGAGGTGCACAGGGATTTGCCCAAGCGTCCGACCAATGCGCCGGTCCCGTCTCACATCCAGATGATTGCGGAGCATCGTTCGAGAGGTTTCGACTTCTTCATGATGACGCAGCATCCCTCAAACCTTGATTCGTTTGTGACGCGGATCATCGGTGCGCCTGGGTGGCATCGGCATTTGAAGCGTGTTGCGGGTGGGTCGAGCGTTACCTCAATGCTTCAATGGGACGCGGTGAACAACACCTGTGAAAAGAACGGCTCCGGCAAGTCGGCGGAGATCACGATGCGGGCACAGCCGAAGGAGGTGTACAAGTGGTACGACTCGGCCGAGTTGCACACCGGCAAGCTGCGCATTCCAAAGCCGGTGATTTACATCGCGGTGGCGGTGCCGTTGGTCATCGCCTGCTTCTATTTCACGGTGCATCTGATGCTCAAGAAAACGGGCGCGGCGGAGTTGGTGCCTGGGGCGCCTGGCGCGGTGGGTCCGGTGGCCACGGCGACGCGGGAGATTTCTGCGGCGGATTATGCGGCGAGCTACAGGCCGCGCATTGCGGGGTTGATGTACACGGCGCCTGTGTATGACAAGCTGACTGAGCCTAAGCGGGTTCCTGTGCCGGCGGCGTGCGTCGAGTCGAAGTCGAGCGGGTGCAAGTGCTACACGCAGGACGCGACGCCCTATCCGGTGGATGTTTCGCTGTGTCGCCAGCTCGTGCGAAACGGCACGTTCTTCGCGTTCCAACCTGAGGGCGAGAAGCGCGATGCCTTGGCTCGTGTCGATCAGCCGCGGGAGGCGGTCAGAAACGACGTACAGGAGCCTCCTGGGCCGATCCTGATAGGTGATCCTGCCTCGGGTCCTGGCGCGTCTACAAAGCTCGTTGCGGCGGGTCCTGAGTCCCAGCCGCGGCGCATCGCCAGTGTGAGGCGTTGATTACATGCCTTGTCGGCTGAAATCGCGCTCTTGCTAAGCCGGATGTTCTTTCGGATGCAACCCCGGTGTGTGTCACATGCCCTAGGCGTCGTGGTGGCGCAAAAGCTGAACGTGCGCGGCTGCGCACTCCTGTCGGTCGAGGTGGTGCGTGGGATGAGTGTGCGTGTAGGCTGCGCGTGCCGCGTAGGCGTAGGAGCCTGCGACGCCCGCCGAAGCGGCGGGCGCAGCCCGCCGCTAGATTCATCCCATAAACACTTTGGTACATCGGGCGATTTGAGGCCCTGAAAAAGGTGAAGCCGGCGACCGCGCCAACGGTCCCAGCTTCTTGACAAACGAAAGGTGGTTCGTTCGTGCTAAGAATTATCGACTCGGTCGGAAAAAATGTCTCTACGGTGCGTGAGTACCTTGCTCGTGGTGGTGAGGTCTACGATGTGGCGCGGGACGGTCCCTTCAAGGTTCGTGCGCATCCCCTTGGCAATGGCCATTTGGAAGTGAGTTTTCGCAAAGGCGATGTCGCTCGGGAGTTGGACTGGTCGCCGGACGTGATCCGCAATCATCTTGAGATGATGGAACGTTGGCGGGAGGAGCATGAGGAGGAGCGCCGGGAGCGTGCGCTCAAGGTGGCGGCAAATAGGGCTAAGACGCGTGTTCGCAAGCTTTGCAAGGCGATGGGGGCCACTACCCTGTTGACGCTTACTTATCGGGCCAATGAAACCGATCTGGCGCGTTGCAAGGCGGATTTAAAGGAGTTCAATCGGCGCATGCTGCGCGTGCTGCCTGAGTTCGCTTTCGTGGCTGCGTTCGAGCATCAGGACCGTGGCGCGCTGCACGTCCACATGGCGACTTGCCGCATTCCGAAGGAGTTCGAGCGGACGAACAGTACGGGGCAGAAATACAAGGTCAAGAGCTATGACGTGATTCGTGCGGTGTGGCGGTCGGTGACGAAAGATCGTCAGGGCAATATCGATGTCCAGCGCACGAAGCGGAACGCCAAGCGCTCTCCTGCTCGCATCGCGGCGTACATCGCGGGCTACATCATTAAGGAGTTCGCGGAGGGTGAGAAATGGTCGAACCGTTGGACGAAGTACGGCGTTTCCGACGTTCCTAAGCCTGTCGATCTCGGGGAGGTGGACACGGCGCTTGAGGCGTTGCGTGTTGCGATGGCGTGCGTCAATGGTGAGCAGTCGATCTGCAATCTTGTGTTTTCGCGCTTCGGTGACTGGGGCTATGTCGCTGCTGAGGGGTTGGCCACAAAAAAGGCCCCTGACTGGGGCCTTTCTACTTAGTGGTACTCTTTTCAGAGATTTACAGTTTTTCAGTTGGCAAGGGGTTGACATAACGCTGATTGCGTTGGTCGATTAGACCTTCTGCAAATTGTATTGACTGTCGTCAAAATCCACGCCAGTCCACTATGTGTTGTGGGGATCGTGGAATAGATCGCTGCTGCGGTTGCTCCAGCGGAACCGATGGCCGCGCCAGTCACTAGCAAAGCTTT